ATCGAAGATACGTTTGACGAAGAGCGTAAAGACAATCTATTAGAGATGTATAAATACTTTGAAGATAGGATGTCGGTGGCGCCTGCGAGTGGGAAAGCCGCATATCACAATGCTATGGTGGGTGGTTATGTAGATCACGTATTGCACGTTACCGATTGTGCTTTAAAGATTAAGAAGCTATGGGAAGAAGATGGAGCTAAAATAAATTTTACAGATGAAGAATTAATATTTGCTGCTATGCATCATGACTTAGGTAAGGTGGGTGACTTGACAGAAGATTACTATATACCACAGGACTCAGAGTGGCATCGTAAGAATAGAGGCGAGATATTCAAACATAATCCTAAGTTACAATATATGTCAGTAACAGATAGAGCGATTTATCTACTTAATCATTTCGGTATTAAGATGACAGAGTGGGAGTATATCGGATTAAGACTAACAGATGGTTTGTATGAGGAAGCTAATAAGACTTACTTAATGTCTTACAATCCCGATTGGTCTCTGAAATCTAACATAGCTTACATCTTACATCAAGCAGATATGATGGCAACGCATGTTGAATTTGATTTATGGAATAGGCTTGATGAGGAAACTAACACTAAGATAAGTGATAATATTAAGAAGGCTGTTGAACCTAAGAAAGAGGTGGTTAAGGAGAATAAAACACCTAACTTAACTAAGAAGTCGGCTGATTTATTTGAAGAGTTATTTGGAGATAAGTAATGAAGAAGAATAACAAACAATTCACAACAGTAAGAAATCTAACCAATAAGGTCAAGGACTTAGAAAAAAGATGTGAGGAGATTGAACTTATTTTAATCACAATATTACAGGAGAAAACATAATGATTTTAAAAATAAGTCTTGTATTAATGACCATTTTGTTCTTAACTTCATGTTATGTAATATGGAACTTGATAACAAAAACAGAGCTATTAGAATCTTGGATTGAGAATTTTATCAATACAGTAAATAAGGTAAACATAGATTTGAAAAAATTAGATTACAAAGGATATTTTGAAGCTGACGATGAAGTCGGAGTAATATTCAATCAAATTAAAAATACAATAAAGCAACTAGATAAGTTCAAAGGAGAACAACAATAATGGCAACAGCAGTATCATCATCAAAAAGTGAAAATGTGGTGCAAGTAAAACCTAAGAAAAAGAGGGCTAAAAAGAAAAAGAATTACTATTTTCATCAGGGAACTGAAGATGGTATAATTGCTTATAATAAATCAACCAATCCTCATGAAAGAAATCAAATTTATAATGAACATATTCGAGCTGCTTTTGACAAATTAGCTGAGAATATTATCCATACCTTTAAATTCTATTACTTCGATAGTAATTCAATAGAGGTTAAGAATGAAGTGGTTGCTTTCTTAGTTATGAATATACATAAATTCAAAGAAGGTAAGGGTAAAGCTTTCTCTTACTTCAGTATTGTGGCTAAGAACTATCTTATTCTTAATAACAATAAGAATTATAAGATGGGTAAGATTCACGATAAGATAGATGTCATAGATTACAAAAGAAATATAGTCGGTGAAGAAAGTGCAAGAATACGTTCAGAGGTTAATGCGCTATTTACTGATGAGTTAATTAGATTTTGGGAACATAACCTTACATCCATATTCAGTAGAGATAAGGATATTAGGGTTGCTGATTCTGTATTACATATTTTTCGTATAAAAGAAAATATTGAGAACTTCAATAAGAAGGCTCTTTATATCCTTATTCGTGAGATGACAGGTTCTAACACCCAACACATTACTCGTATAATAAATGTTATGAAGAAATATCAACATAGGCTATACAATGAATTCGACAGAAAAGGTGTCGTAGATTTATCATATACAGGATCTTTAATAAGAGAAGAATCCTAAACCCATCGATAACAATAAAAAAGGGAGTTTCACTCCCTTTTTTTGTGCGCAAAAATATTCGTTAAAAAAATAATAAACTTATATTTATATATGTAACTATTCCCTAAAATATCAAGAGGTAAATATAATGGCTAGCGATTTTGAAGTGTTTGAGGGTAAGTCATTATCCGACTTATTTAAAGACATATATGATAATACCAAAACGAATAAAACACAATTAGAAGTCCTTATGAAAGAAGTTGTTGGATTTATAAAGGATGGAGATACGGCTGTTCAAATTATTCCTATGTTGAAAGAATACTTAGAGATTAATGTTAAGAATGATGACCAACTAGTTAAAATGGCTGCTATAGTTCAGCGTATGATTTCAAGCGAAGCTAAAGCTAGTGATGGTAATGAGTTTGGTTTAACTGATGCTGAGAAAGAGCAACTTATGACAGCTGTTGAAGATGTAGCCGCTGATGTTCAAAAGCATTCCGATAGTATAACGGAACAGTCAGATAATTTGTTCGGAGAATAAAAGTGCAGTTGCCCGGATACAGAAAAAGAATAAAGTCTATTAGCGGAAAGGTTAAGGATGGTGGTGGATATGTAAATATGAACCAAGTGGTTTCTAAAATCAAAGAAATGAGTCAAAATAATGATGAATTTTATGAGATTGAGCCGGCTAAAGTTATCAGAGTATTTACAGACCCAACAGAACCAAATTTTCCTAAACTAAAAGGTGATGGAGCAGCTCCAGATTTAAATTACTTAGGAGCCGTTATTGTTCAATTAACAGTAAGTCAAAAAAGTGGTGGTTCTATTGGAATAAGCAAGCCTATAAAACCAATATCCCAGCATATAGTTCAGTATCCATTAAAAGGTGAAGTAGTTAATGTTGCTAAATATATTAATAGTAAAAACGAATCGTCTTTATATTATTCAAATCCACTAAATTTAAATGGTAGGGTTGTAATGAATAGGTTAGTTGGTGAACCAGGAGAAGGATTAGTTTTTCCTCAGAACATAAAGTTAAATAGAAAGGTTTCAATTAAGCAAGGTGATACTGTAATACAAGGAAGATTTGGTCAATCCATTCATTTTAGCAGTGCTCCTGATTATAAAAATCCTTCTGTAAAAATAACAGTTGGTCAATCAAAAGTTGCTAGTGAACAATTAAATCTTAAAGAAGCTAGTGCACTCGTTAGTCACAAAACTAACATTAATAATGATGATGCTAGTATTTATATAACAACAAATGAACACATTCCTTTAAAAACGGATGTTGCAAGTCAGATGAAAACGCCTTACTTAGGAGTAGCTCCTGATGGTAAAGACGCTAACGATAAGGAAAGAACACGACCAAAGCCTACGATTACTATGAATGCTGATTCAATAGTGTTTAATACCAAAAACAATGGTGATATAAATGTTTACTCTTCAAGACACATATCGTTAGCAGCAAGAACAAGCATAAACTTAGAAAGCGAATTTGGAGAAATTAATTTAGGAACTGTGGATTCTATAAATCCTATAGTTAAAGGTAATGAGCTGGCGATATATTTAAGTGATTTTTTATTAGCTTTAAGGAATCACAATTTATCAATGAAAAAACATTTGACTTCTAATAAAGAACAAGCTATAGTAGACGCAGTAAATCTCGTGTATGATCCGATAGAAAAAGCTTTAGACGCACTTACAGAAAGATTAAATTTAGCTAATCCAGATATTACTGCTGAATTTAATAGTAAAAAAGTTTTTGTAGCCGATGATAAGGTTCAGGAAGATGGCGAGTTACCAAGCTTAGAATCTATGTTCGCAGATACTAAATGGGAAGAAATTGAAGAGGTTACCACTAAGGAGTATGATATTGATAAGAGAACTGAATCAGCAGGAGTTCGTGGATAATGATTAATCAGATAATTGAGGGGATAGATAAAGGAGTTGATAAATAATGGGGATTGGAGACTCAATAAGAAAACAGATTTCAAATTTAATAAATAACCCATCTAAAGTATTGGGTGATAAAGCTAGTGTAATAATTAAGGGAATCAATGCAGGCGGAGGTGGACTTGAAGAAGCAGAAAAGTTGTTAGATGAATTAAAAAATTTAGAAAAAAGAAAAGAAACTTTACAAGCTGCTGAACAACAACTCACTAATATAGTTAATACGGTATCGGCTACTAAAAAAACAGCTGTTGCTCTAAAAGAAGCTAATACAATAGGATCAGCTTTAAATCCAGCCGCAGCTGCTATATCAGTTGTTCAAGACAAATTACAAAATAAAATAGAAAAAGAAATAGAAGATGTTAAGTCTGCTAAAGATGCTTTAGGACCAGCCGTTGATGGGTTAGGAAATTTTATTGGAGACACTAAACAAAAATTAGCAAAGGCTATAGCGGATAAGAAGAAAAGAGATCAGCTTAAAAAAGATAGAGAAGAAGCTTTAAGAAATTAGAATTAAATTAAAAATGTTATATTTATATAAAATAGGAGTTAGTAATGGCAAAATCAGGTAAATTATTATCATTAATTAAAGAAATAGTCAAACAAGAAGTTAAAAAAGAAGTTAGACAGATATTTATTAACGAAGGTATAAAATCAATGGCAAATAGTGTTCCTCTAACAGAGGAAAGTGTTGTGGAAGTTTTGCCTAAAAGAAAACCTAAACCAAAAAAAGAAGTAACATATACCAAAAATCCTATATTAAATGATATTTTAAATGAAACTGCTAATGGCGGTGAAACCGATGAATATCCATCAATGGGTGGTGGAACATTTGATAGTTCAAAGATGGCGCAGGCTATGGGTTATGGTGGTATGCTAGGCAGTGCTGAGGATAAAAGAAAGATGTCAGCTATACAAACAGCACAAGCAGCAGGCGCTGATACATCAAATAAAGCGGTTCAAGATGTAATGGGCGATTTAACAAAAGATTATAGGGGCGTGATGAAAGCTTTAGATAAAAAAGATGGTAAGATATAATGTCAACACTTGAAAAAGATTTAGATCCTAATGTATTTATAGGTGTATCCCTACCTTTAAGTCACGGAGATCAAGGATTTTTTGCAAAAACAAAAACAACATTAGATCAAGCTCGTTCTAATATTAGAAACCTTTTACTAACTATAAAGGGTGAGCGATTAGGAAATCCTACATTTGGAAGTAACTTATACAGAGTTTTATTTGAGCCAGATGATGGAAATATTGCAAGTAGTATAGAGGAAGCCATAAGAGAATCTATGGGTGAATGGCTACCGTATGTAAATATACAATCAATTGATGTAACTACAAGCGGCGAATTAGAAAATGCTGTCAATGTTAGTATGAAATTCACAATAAATGTAGATCAAAAAGTTGCTCAATTAGATTTAAATCTAAAAAAGGGTGATTTGAGTGTAGGTGATGGAGCTACTGAAACCACTGTATTAAATGAAGATACAGGAGAATATGAAGATGTTAACGATTTTGAAGTAAATCCATTCTACGACTTTTAACGGAGATAATAAATGCCTTATTCAGTTTCTAAAAAATCAGTAAAAGAAGTTAGATATTTAAATAAAGACTTTTCTTCATTTAAAGCTAATCTAATTGAATTTGCTAAAGTTTATTTTCCAAATACATATAATGATTTTAATGAATCATCACCAGGTATGATGTTTATAGAAATGGCATCTTATGTAGGAGATGTTTTATCATACTATATAGATAATCAATTTAAAGAAAGTTTATTAGCTTTTGCTGAAGAAAAGAAAACCGTATACAATATGGCACAATCATTTGGATACAAACCAAAAGTAGCTTCTCCATCTTCAGGTATAGTAGAAGTATTTCAAACAGTGCCTGCTATATCATCGGGAACAGGAGCAAACTATACAGTAAAGCCTGATTTAAGATATGCTGTAAAAGTCAATGCTGGTGGAACTATGGGATCTAATACAGGAATAAATTTTAGAACAGTAGAGGATATTAATTTTAAATTTTCTAGCTCTTACGATCCAATGGAAACTTCTGTATACGAAAGTGCTAATAATGTTCCCACTACCTATTTACTTAAAAAATCAGTAAAAATAGAAAGTGGAAATACAGTTACAGAATTTTTTAGTTTCAATGCTGCTGAAAAATATTCTAGAATTAAATTAGCTAATGCCGGAGTTACTGAAGTTATTTCTTGTAAAGATGATGATGGTAATGATTGGTATGAAGTTGATTTTTTAGCACAAGACACCGTATTTCAAGATATGGAAAATACAGAACTTAATGATCCCGAACTATCTTCTTACGCTGACCAAGCACCTTATTTAATGAAGTTATTAAAAACTTCTAGAAGATTTGTAACATTTGTAGCTACTGATAATAGAACTGAGATTCGTTTTGGGGCTGGTATATCAGATTCTCCTGATGAAGAGATAGTTCCTAATCCAAATAATGTAGGATCTAGTTTGCCCGGATCGCCATCATATCTGAATACTTCATTTGATCCATCTAACTTTTTAAACACAAAGACTTATGGTCAGGCACCATCCAATACTACATTAACTATAACTTATAGATACGGAGGTGGTGTAAATCATAATGTTCCAGCAAATTCTATACAAAGTCTAACTTCTTTTAATCTTACGCTTGATGAAACTGGATTAAATGCTGGATTGGTTACTACATCAAAAAATTCTTTAGCTGTTACTAATCCTGATCCTACTTCTGGTGGTAAGGGTGCTGAAAGCGTAATTGAAGTTAAACAAAATACTTTAGCTTACTTTCAAACACAACAAAGAGCAGTCACTAAAGCTGATTACATAACAAGAGTGTATGCTATGCCACCTAAGTATGGTAATATAGCAAAGGCTTATATAGTGCAAGACTCACAAATTGATCCTTCCGCTGGAACAATAGGAAACACAGGAGTAGCTGCTAAAAGAATTGAAAATCCATTGGCACTTAATATGTATATTTTAGGTTACGATGCCAATAAAAGTTTAACATCTGTAAATCAAGCAGTTAAATCAAATATACAAACTTATCTAACTCAGTTCAGAATGATTACCGATGCTGTAAATATAAAGGATGCTTATGTTATTAATGTAGGAGTTAAGTTCAATATACTTGCAAAGTCAGGATATAATAAAGAACAAATTGTTCTACAGGCTATTGAGAGAGTTAAGGAATTTTTTGATATTGATAAGTGGCAAATTGGACAGCCTATAGTATTGGCAGACTTAGCTTATCAGATATCGTTGGTTGACGGAGTTTCAGCAGTCGTTCCGCCTGAAGATACAGATCCTTTTTCAAGCACTAATGACAGGCCACCGGTTACAATCGTAAACAAATTTGCTACATCTGCTGGTTACTCTGGTAACTTGTATGACATAAAAACGGCTACTAAGGAAGGAGTTATTTATCCGTCTATGGACCCAAGTTGTTTTCAACTAAAATTTCCAACTACTGATATTGAAGGTAAAGTAGTCGGCGATTCAGCGGGAGGTTAATAATGCATTACTTTATTTATCCAGAATCGGATACAACATTATATTCAGCTTCAGGAAGTATGAATACTGGCTTAGATGAGATATTAGAAATAAGAAAAGATGTTGATGATAGCGGAGTTAAAGCTAAAGTTTCTCGAATACTTATGAAATTTGATTTGGCTTATATTTCATCATCTATAGTCAGAGGATTAATTACAAACCCAAAATATTATTTAAATCTTTATGATGCTAATCCAACCGATTTATCTATTAGTCAATCACTGTGGGCTTATCCAGTAAGTCAAAGTTGGGATGTCGGAGAAGGGTTTAGATTTGATAGTCCTGGAACAACAGAGGGTGCAAGTTGGAATTACAGAACTAGCGCAGACACCGCAGATTGGTGGTTAGAAGCTTCTGCTAGTTTATCAGGTTCTGTTGCGCAGGGTGGAACTTTTCATACTAATGTATACGGTTCGCAATCATTTAGTTATGGTTCACAAGATATGAGGATGGATGTTACTCCTATTATAAATAAATGGCTTGATGGAACTTATGCTAATGAAGGATTTGTTATTAAAAGAAGTGGAAGTTTAGGTAATGGCGCGGCTGAAGCAGATGCGTTTATATCTGGCTCAGGCGAAGAGGGAAATAAGAAAAAATATGGTAATTTTTCATTCTTCTCACGACAAACAAATACAATCTATCCACCAAAATTAGAAGTGGAGTGGTTTGATACTAAATGGTCTACTGGTAGTTTAAGTGCTTTAGATAGCGATGAGTTAGATGATTTAGTTTTTTATATGAAGAATATGAGGGATAGCTATAAAGAGAAATCTAAAATTAAGTTTAGAGTTAGTGGTAGAGGAAGATATCCTACCAAGTCTTATTCAAATACTTCTTCAGCTTATTTGACATCAAAGTATCTACCAAGTGGAAGCGTAGAAAGTATCGGAGGCGATGGAGTTTATTACTCTATAATAGATGATGATACTGCTGATGTTATTGTTCCATTTGGAACAGGCTCACTTGTGAGCTGTGACTCTAAAGGTAATTATTTTAATGTGTGGTTAGATGCTTTTCAGGCAGAAAGATTTTATAAGTTTGAATTTAAAGTAGTCAGCGGTAGCGGAACATCAGAAGAAACTATTCAATATTTTGATGATAATTTTACATTTAAAGTTGTGAGGTAAAAATGCCATATACAAAAAAAGAACTTGAGGATTTAGCCTTTTATCAAAATTTAGCTAACGCTGATGAACAAGAATATTTAGTAAAAAGAGAAGTGATGATGAACAGAATGGAGATTTCGGGTTCTGCTTATGATGGTAGTCTTTTGACTAGAGATAAAAGCGGAGTAATTCAAGCGTTTGAAAATCCTTATACAGGCGAATTATATGAAGATGAAAGCACAGTTCTTTATGTTAATAGGACAGTTGAACAATTAAAAGATACTGATGAGATTAATGGTATTATCGATAGAGAGTTAAGGGAGTTATAATGTCAAGCCAACTAAATGATATAGATAAACAACGATTACTTCGTGGCATTACCAAAAAGATTGGAGATAAACCTTATGAAAATGGATATTGGGGCGAAGGTGGTAATGCAGATAGAGATTATGTTCTTGTAGAACTATTGGATGAAGCTGGCAATTTAATTGAATATAGAGACATAGTAAAGTATGATGCTATTGAAGGTATAAATGAAAATTTCATAAAATTAAGTCCATCATCTCACCTAAAATTATTTGGTTACGAAACTGGTAAATTTAAAATTAGATATAGATTTGTAAGAAATTTAGCTGGTAAAGAAGATCCTGTTTTACTCAGAACTAAAAATGGATTTGAAAATGAGATATATCCAATTGCACAATTTCCTGCTCCGGAAAATATATATGTAAATGATGAAGGTAAGATATTCAATAAGAATAAAGCAGAATATGAAAAAAATCCAGATGCGGCTGAACAACTATTAATAGAAGATTATAAATATAAAATTGAAACAATTTCTCCAACAAGAAAAGAAGTTAGGTTATCAGCTAAGAATATTTCAGATAGTTCTTTGGGTGGATATAACTATCAGACAGATTTTTTAAAATTACAGGAATCTATTAGAACAGAAAACATAGATGCTGAGATAGGGTTTAAAGGATATGAGGTAATAGGACCTCCTGGACCAGGCGCAAGTGCACTAAGTCCTCCGGAAACAAAAATTGAATATGATAACTCTCAAATAATAAGAATTACTCCAACGGATGGTGGGTTTATATTCACAGAAAATATGGTAGGTGGAACTATTAAACTTCCAAATGCTTATCTTACAGGTTATCAAAATAGTAAAGTTCGCACAAATTTAAATGCAATAAAAAATGCAGAATTAGAAAATGTTACAATAGATACAAACACAGGAACTCCCGCTACTATAAATGTTGGTTGGGATAGTAGTCTACACAGCGATGCTGTTGTATTAGATGATTGGACTACTGGATATTTTAATTATGGTGAACCTCACGCTGGAAGTAGTGCTATTGGATATCACGCAAAAATTGTAAAGGGTGAAGGTAATAGTGGTGGTAATTGCATAAAATTCATAGATCAAAATAATTTATATCAAGACTTTGAAGCTTGGGATGGTGCTAGTGGTCATAGACTTATGCAAATTGGACAAACTATGCCATCATTGATTAATTTTGGTGCTGGAATAGGCGATACAATAAATTTTAGATTAGATTTAAAGAGTAGTGTAGCTGGAAAAGGAGTTAATGTTCAATTAAAATATCCCACAGAAAGATTTATTGAGTCTGAGCCAATTTCTCCACCAGATGGATATTTTAATCCATTTGCATCGCCACCAGCAGAAACAAAGCCGATAAATATACCTGAAGGTTATTTAGAAAATAACGAATCTAATGCATCAAGTATAGAAATTAAACCTCCATTGACAGAAGCAGAGCTCATACCACATTTTGGCGTAACAGCCTTCAGCGGAGAAGTAGGCCAAACTACATCAGATTTTGGTGGAGCGGGAGCTTGGGCAATCGGAATCATATCACCAAGAATCAATACAGGAATAACTATTATTCCTCGAAAATGGGTATGGATTCCAAATATTGCAAAAGATCCATATTGGAAAAAGGGAACGTTAAGCGAAGATGGTGAATGGGAATGGTCAGGTGCTCAATGGGTAACAAAAGGTGCAGCAAATAGTCCTAATGCTCCTGATGGAACTGTCAGTAGTGTTCAGTATTCTGGAGAGAATGTTGTTAATGGTCATCCGTATCAAACAGAAAATGCTGGACAGCCTAAGTATCAAAGGATAAATAATCAAGGTCAAAATTTAGGTTGGCAAACAGGAACAACGAATGGCGATGGTGCATTTTTATTTAAGGATGATTTAGTTTGGGAAGTAAAACAGGTAGAATTTACAGTAAGCTCGAATAAATTAGTGTTACATAGATTTGAAGATTTATTTCCTGCGGTTAGGAATGTAACCACAACTCAAGTCATTGATGGAGAAACATTTACAGTTTCTTTATTCGATGACATTTTTAGATATGGATTTATACAGAGTGTTTCTAGACTTAGAGATCCCGGATCAGACCCAACGGCGAGCACAGGAGATGGAGTTTGGCGAGAACATTTTGTAATATTTTATAGTAATGGAACTGGCGCTGAAGATCAAAATAGAATTTTTATAGCAAAGCTATTGGGACAAGATTTGGATAATATTACAAACCCGAGAGGTGGTCGTAAGATTACGGATTATAATAAAGGTCTAAGAGCTTGGATAGACATCGATGAGGGGTTTAATGACGCATTAAATTCTGGAGATGGTAAGTTTGAGACTTGGTTCGATAGAGGAAATGGTAAGAGCTGGAGACATTTTTTTTCAATACTTGGTAGTAACCAAGTATATTTAGTAAAGGATGGAGATGGTGATTTTTATGAATCTTCTACTGCTGACGATTCTTTCTTTGCAGAATGGGGTAATGGATTTGGTAGAACAAGACCATTTGATGATGCTTTTGAAGGATTGCCCGGAGAATATGAGGTTGCATTTGCAGAGAATTCTGGCTTTTCCGATAAATTCACCGGTATAATCGGAGACCAAGTCTATGTAGCGAAAAGCGGAGGTCAGAACTCTACACCTATAAATAGTTTTTTCTTTAATGCTGGTATTAAAGGAACTGAAGGTGAGGATATTATATTTGGTAGTAGAAATCCAGGCGCTGATAATTATAATCAATTTGCATTATATGATGATGGTAGTAGTGAATTTAGTTACGATTTAAATCCGACTAAGGATGGAGCTTTGAGCGTAGGAGAACAATGGATTTGGGACGGGCAAGCAGCTGTTTGGGGTTCGAGAGATAATGTTGCGATAAGCTATGTTTATAAAACTATAAGTGAACCTGCATATGCTCCAAATGCTGGTGGGTGGAATACAGTAGAGGTGGAGATGGATATACCATCCGATTGGTTTACAACTGCTGAATTTTTCTTACAGATAAGAGGAGATAATGCTTGGGATACTGCGAAAGGATTGACTATAGATAACTCATATGGAATATCGTGGGTTGATAATTTATTTATGGATTTTACATTAAATTCACAAGAAACAAACTTACCAATATACGCAGATTACGAAGCTAATATAGTTCAAGTTCAGCAAGAAGGAACTCAAGTAATGGTAGACAAGCATTGGAATAATGCTGGTAGAGAATTAATTAATACAAATGAAAATGTTACTGATTATGAAGAGGACAGCAATCCAATAAATTTTTCAAACTTTTCAGTTTCTTATCTTGTATATAATCCGTATGATATGAGAACTTATCTAAAATTCGGAAATAGGATGCTTTTAACTACCAATTTCAAAAAAGATTTTGTAACAATGCCGTATCCATATTCAGTTGTTTATAAGTTATATGAACCATTACCAACTGATATTGAAAGATTAGACGAGGTCGTTGTTGTCAAAGAAATGGCTGATGTTATTGAAGAAGATATTGAAATTATAGATTTTGTTGATACGGAAATTGGCGATGTAGTTTTAAAGTCTCCGGATATGATGAATGCTGAAAGTCCTATACAAAGAAGAACTACCGATTATGTAAGTCAGACTGAAATTCTAAGTGAAGATACAACTGTATCAGGTTTATTAAGAGATGAATTTTTAAGTCAGAGTATGGATAGTGTTGAAATAAATGTAGACTATAGCAATTTTAAGAATTTTATAAATTTTAGTTCAGTAACAAAGAGGATTCAGAATTTTAAATATAAATTAACAGAAATCGAAAGATATACTACAATAAGCTCATCTTACAATGGAGTTAGTGGGTCTACGGCTGATGTTAAATTAGCTTTATCATCTATTGACGAATTAAAAAATAATTTTGATGGATTTGAAAAGTATATGTATTTTGAATCATCATCATATGTTTCAAGTTCTCTTGGAGAGTTCTTTAGTAACGCATATCCAAAAGTTTCCGGAACAGGAACCGTAGGAGATGAGTATGTCTTAGCACATACCACATCATCACAAGCAGCTGCTTGGTATAATACACAACATAAAAGCGGCTCTTTATATGATGAAAATAGCTTTAATAAGCTAAGTAGTATCATACCACAGCATATAAAATTTGATCCCGGTAATAAAACCTATGTAGATTTAGTAAATATGGTAGCTCACCATTTTGATAATATATGGATTTATATCAAAGCTATGGGTGATATACACGACAGAAGAGAGAAGTTAACAGAGGGTATGTCTAAAGAATTGTTTATGAGTGTTGCTAAATCATTGGGATGGCAATTAAATGATGGTAAGGATACAATTTCTCTTGCTAGATTTGCATTGGGTAAAGAGGTTACTGGTTCTTCATTTTCAAACTTGTCAAGTGTTCCGGAAAGGGATGTTTCGAGAGAAATAATGAGTCGTATTGTTAATAACATGCCATACTACTTAAAGAATAAAGGAAGCGTTAGAGCTATTAAAGGATTGATAAGTGCTTATGGAATACCATCTACAATTCTAAGAGTTAAAGAGTATGGTGGACCTGATTTGCCAGATAATGCTTCTCCTCAATTTGAAATTGGAAGAAAATTTACAAAGGCTTTAGATTTTAGAGGTGCTCAATTTGTTAAAACTCCTTGGGTTGACGACTCTTCAACGGGAAGAAAGCCTGATACTATAGAATTTAGATTCAGAACTCCTACGGGCTCAAATCAAATATTAGTTGAAAAGGCTCCAACTAGCCCTAATGTATCTTCTAGTTTTTTCATTAGACTAAAAGATAATAATTCAATAGATAATTACGGCTACGTTTCCTTTCAAATTAGTGGTTCTGATGGATTAAAGGAAATGTCATCATCTAACTTTCCTGTATATGATAAAGATTTCTTTTCTGTAATGGTTAGAAGAACTTCTGGAAGCGATAATCCAAATGTATCTCAATCATTTGAACTGCATGTAAGTAAATATGATGCTAGCAGAAGTAAAATAAATTTATATTCTAAATCTACGATGGTAACTGATATAGCCGCATCATCATCATACAACCAAAGTTGGAACAATGATGGGGAAATTTATATAGGTGGTAGTGGAGATATAGTAGGTGTCGGTGATCAATTTAGTGGTTCTATGATGGAATATAGACATTGGACAGAGGTATTAAACACCGGCTCTTTTAGAAACCACGTAGGAAATCCAAAGGCTTATAACGGAAATTCTATTTCATCTTCTTATAGTAATTTAATATTAAGATATTCATTTGATGATAATAACGATTTAAGCGCAGATACTGATGGTATTAGAGACATCAGCGCTAATTCAACCAATGCATATTCAGGATCTCATAGTGGATTTACAGGAAACTTTTTCAGTAATGTTGTAGATGAAACAAAGAGTAATATACCGAGCATCGGTGCTATGAGAAGAACCACCAATAAAATAAGAATTGAAGCAAACCCAATTAAAGCTGGATTTAATTTGAATGCTAAGCATAGAGCTACAGTAAGTGCTTATGATACCGCTCCGAATGATTCAAACAAAGTCGGTGTATATTTCGCACCAACAGATGTAATAAATACAGATATAATAGAATCTGTAGCTAATTTAAATTTTGATAACTTTTTAGGTGATCCTAGAGACTTGCAAGAATTAGAATATAGAGGATTAAAGCATGTTGCTGATAATTATTGGAAAAAGTATAAGTCTCCAAATAATTTTTGGGATTATATCAGACTAATAAAATTTTATGATCAATCTCTATTTGGTCAAATAAGAAAAATGATTCCTGCTAGAGCTAAAGCAAATTTAGGCATTTTAGTAGAACCTAACATATTTGAAAGAACAAAAGTAGTAATAGGTAAAACTCCTAAGTTTGAAAACTTCTACTATAGCTCATCTATAGATATAGGAATTGATTTAATTACGATATCATCTTCATACAATCACGATAATAGATACGAAGTAACAAAATTTTCTGCATATGATGGAAGAATAGATATGTATAGTTATGAATCAGGCTCTTCGGTTTATAATATTTCAGGATCAGCTCCTAATTTTGAAGGCTCATCTTCAGAATTTTTAGATAGTAGTTATGAACTATCTTTATGGCAGAGATTGAATAGGCCTGATAAATTTTATGCTACAGCTTCGGTAACTTATGGGGATACAAAGTATTTTGAAACCTTACAACCTGTGCTTTCGGGATCAGTTGTGAGAGGTAATAATCAACGGATGGAAAAATATTATACAACAGCAAATAGTGCTTCGATTGGTAACTTTTTCTCTTCATCCTTTTACAATGTCGATACTGATTATTTACTGAATGATGTAGAAGCTAGAATACGTTCTTACTTTGAAGGTGTAAAAAATACTGCATTAACTACATTTGATGGAGGTCCTCCAATTGAGATTACACTTACTTCACCAACGAAGCTCGTAAAGAAAGCTCCGGGAGAATCATCATTAGATACCGGAGAAGGAACAGTTGCTAAATTTAAACCAAAAAGGCGTAAGAAAAATAAAAAAGTTTTCTTTAGTAGAGTAAATGTAAAACCAAGAAATGCTGAGCAAGCAATTGAAGAAGCTAGAGAACAAAGTGGAGGACAACTTACTCCAACGCAATTTACAACAGCAATAGACAGGTTTAAGCTTGGTGCTGGTATTACAGGTAAAAAGAATAGTAAGAAGAGAAGGAAGAAAAGAAAGAAGAAATTTTTTAGATGATAGAAGAAAAGGTTAGAAAATAGAATATTAATTAATAAAAATTTGATATTAGTATATTTATATATGAATCAAATTATACAAAATCCAAACATTTAAATTAGGAGTTATCTTATGGGATTTCTAAATAACACAACAGTTACCGTTGATGCTATTCTTACCAAAAAAGGTAGGGAATTATTAGCACAAGGAACTAACGCTTTTAACATAACAAAATTCGCTTTGGCAGACGATGAGGTTGATTATAGACTTTTTGATGTATCTCATCCAAACGGTTCTGATTTCTATGGAGCTGTAATTGAAAATATGCCATTATTAGAAGCTTTTCCTGATGAAAATCATATTATGAGATATAAGTTGGTAACATTACCAAAAAGCACTAGAAAGATGCCTATTATTAGTGTTCAGCCAGAGAGTGTAACATTTAATGCTGGTGGTGGTTTAAACCAACCTGCTACAGTAATTACACCTACAACTGCTAATGTCTCTGATACATCTTATACATTTATTTTACATAATCAATCAGTAGCTACAATGACAGTTGTAAATGCAGCAGGCGCAGGTGGTGCAGGAGCAACTACACCATTTTTCTTAGGCGATGACGATGTTCCAAATAGTAAAACATTGGTTGCATCCTCTGTTAGAATTGGTGTGATTCCTCTATCAGTAGGATCTACCGCAACAGGAAAATCAACACAATTAACAATAATTGGTAACGATACAGGTGCTACAATATCTATAACAGTTACTAATAAAGTAATATTAACCGCTGGCTTTAATGCTGGTTCATTTGGTTAAAGGAGTAATTTATGTCTATTTATAAGGAGTTTAATATAGTTTCAGATGCAAGTCCTGAATCAGGTGATGTGGTATCAAATGCGAAAGATATAGTTTCTTCTGGAATGTGGGGTAATGGTGCAGCTACAATAACTGCTTATTACACATCATCTACACAATCAGGAAGTTCTGGAGATCATTACTTAGATGTTTATTCTGAGCATCCAGTTACAACACCTACTGCTAAACCACAATTTTCAATTGCATACGCTCATTTTAATGGAAGTGGTTCTTTAGGAAAAGCTGGAGTTGTTGGGAATAGGGCATCAGCCGCTATTTATAGACAATTATCTCAAACACTTTTAGGTCCAAATATTAGTCAATTTACATTTGCTGGAAGCGGAGCTCATGTAAAACCAAAATATGTATATGCTATATCAGTTGCTAGACAACAACTTAGAGAAAAGATGGATCCCGGCAACTGGGAATTAGAATTAAGTGGTAGTGATACTCTGTTGGGCTCAACTGATGCTAGAATTAAATTAATTGACGACAGTGGTGCTACTACTAATCCTACTGTAAATCAAGGTGGTAGGGTATTTAATGTCGTTAGTGGTTCTATTGCAACAGGAACTGCAGTTACTAATACAACTGCTGTCAATCAGCCAGGAGGTTCATATGGATTATTTTATCCCGACTTAGGTATTATAATTTTAAATGGTCCTGTATTAAATGCTTCTGCTTCAATAGGAACAAATACTACATCTAATGATTTAGGTGGAAATAATGATAAGTTTTTTAAGAAATTTGTCGGTGGTGCTAAGTTTCAGGCAAGAAGAGAAGAAGTAATTACATCACAGCATTACTTTTGTAGAATACCAAACAAAGAATTTAACTTTAGTTCTAATCCAACATTTGCTACTGCGTCTGATGGATCTCTAACTCAACCGACATTCTTTAAGAATCCAAAAACATTTATTACACAAGTTGGATTATATAATGATGACGGTGAATTACTGGCAGTTGCTAAGTTGAGCAAACCATTACTGAAATCTTATTCGAGAGAAGCGATTATCAAAGTCAAATTAGACTTCTAAGATTGGGAGACAAAGGTCATGTTTAAAAGGCTCGACCCGACAGATGTAGATAAAACACCGTTTAAAGTTTACAAACAATTTACTTTAACCGAAGCTGATAGTGGTAGTTATGTATATAACTTTAGAGCCATAAGTGGAAGCCATAGGGGATTTACAACTGCATTAGCTCAGAAAACCTCATATCACACAGAAACTGATTCACCTCAACATTTCTATCATATTCCATCATACTTTATGATTAATAATAGATATTATAGACAAAGAGGTTCCGGCATAAGAAGAAGCTTTGCCTCTATAAACCCGTGGAATAATTTTGCTTCAAATCAAGCCGAGCAATATAGGTTATTGCAAAAATCAGCATCTATAATATCAGTTCCTAAAGAATTATACGGAGAAAGAATTAAACCATATTCAATAGAATTAGAAGATGACAGCACTAGTGCTACGGTTACGATAGTAGATGATGGAAAAGG